AATCTGCCATAAAAAAGTTACAATTAACCCCGATATTGCACGATGACGAACTGCATATGCCGCTCAAGAGGGTTCGCCCCGTGGCTGTAACCGCTGCACCCGTTGCGGCGTGTTGAGAAGAATTGCCTGAAATTCAGTTTGGGTGACGGCGGTTATCTGGTGATGCCGCAGAATCCAAGGCCGCTGCACCAGACGGCTAACTTGGCACCCGATTAAGTTCCCCTGCGCTTCCTCAATCCCAACGTCCTCCCGACTGCACCCGTCCTAGGGGCTGAATCGCGCAGGGGATACCTACCATCAGGTGTTTGTCCGAGCCTGTGCCACTTGGCGCGTCCTAGACGCATCGGACTCCAGTTCACAGAAATTCCAGCCCACGCCACTGCCACCCCTCCCGGTTCAGCGTCAGAGCAGATCGCGCCGTGCGGCTGGAACCCTACTTGATTGGCGGAAGACCGTGGGCGACTGCGGCACATGCCAGAGCAATGTACTGAGGAATACGAACAGACCCGTCTAGGTAACGGTCCAGCGTTGAACGGGCGATACCCAATGCGGAAGCCGCCCCCACCTTGTTGAGGTGAAGGCGCTCCATCCAGGCTTCAAGAGAAGCGGGGGTCAAACGCCGACCTCACGGACAGCGGCCTCAATCTCGGCCTTGGGTGCCATAATGGTCTGCCCGCGAACCTCAAACCCCGCTGCCGCATAGGCTGCAACGATGTTGTTGATATGACGCTGGGCGTCAATGCCGCGACGGACAAACACCACGTTCCCGAACTTGTCCTGAATGGTCATTTCATCTGCGCCGATCATTGTCGTTCTCCGTTGTTGGTGACTTCTATATGAGGCCACAACGTAGCGATTGCAACAACAATCCGTACGAAATGTAACATCGCTGCAAAAAGCAATAATATTGCGCGGGAACCCCATCACAAGCAAAGAGGCCAGCATGAGCGACCAAGCCAATGAGGCAGTCGCGGGTGAAGTGACAAACACGCGCGGCAGACCGTCCACATATGACCCAGCATTCTGTGACCGTGTGGTTGCTCTTGGGGCTGAAGGCAAATCACCAGAGCAAATCTCAGCGGCCATAGATGTACCGCGCACGACGATGCTGCGTTGGGCTGATGAATTTCCTGAATTTCGGACAGCACTCACGCGCGCAAAGGAACTGGAACAGGATTGGTGGGAAACCATCGGGCAGACGGCGTTATTCGCTGACAAGTTCCAAGCGTCCGTATGGGCCAAATCCATGCAGGCTCGTTTCCGTGAGAAGTACACCGAAAAGGTTGTTCAGGAGCAGACAGGTCCGAACGGTGGTCCGCAGCGGTTTGTTTTTGAGCGCGAAATTGTTGACCACAAGAATACCGATTAAGACCGCGCCTGTCTTCAAGCCGCTTCTGAAGCCAGCCCGGTATCGTGGGGCTTTCGGCGGTCGAGGAAGTGGTAAGTCACATTTCTTCGCTGGCCTGCTGGTTGAAGAAGCCGCACGGAACCCAGGCATGCGCGCCGTGTGTATCCGCGAGGTGCAGAAGTCGCTGAAAGAATCGGCTAAACGCTTGATTGAGGACAAACTGCGCGAATACGGTCTGGGCGAGGCTCATGGGTTCCGCGTTCTCGTTGACCGCATCGAAACGCCAGGCGGCGGCCTTATCGGCTTCCAAGGCATGCAGGACCACACGGCAGAAAGCGTCAAGTCTCTCGAAAACTACAGAGTGGCATGGGTTGAGGAAGCGCAGACACTTTCGACTCGGAGCTTGGGCCTTCTTCGTCCTACCATTCGCGCGGAAAACTCGGAACTGTGGTTTAGCTTTAATCCGACGAGGAAGTCAGACCCGGTAGACCAGATGCTGCGAGGGGCAGAATTGCCCACGAATGCCACGGTAGTTCAGGCCAACTGGTCAGACAATCCGTGGTTCCCAAGCGTCCTTGAGCAAGAGCGCCAGGACTGCCTCAGAAGCCAGCCTGACCAGTATCCGCATATCTGGGAGGGCGACTACGCCACGGTGCTGACGGGCGCTTACTACGCCAAGCACTTGGCAGAGGCCAGAGCGCAGGGCCGGATCGGCAAGGTAGCAGCTGACCCACTCATGCAGATTAGAGCATTCTGGGACATAGGCTTCAATGATAGCACAGCCATCTGGGTCGCTCAGTTCGTTGGACGCGAAGTCCGTGTCCTCGACTACTACGAAGCGCAAGGGCAACCGCTCGCGGCCCACTTGGTATGGCTGCGAGATCGGTGGAGTAACTGTCTATGTGTACTCCCCCATGACGGTGCCCAGCATAGCAACGTTACTGGAATGCGCTTCGCAGATCATATCCGCCAAGCTGGCTTCAAAGCTGAAACAGTAGACAACCAGGGTAAGGGCGCTGCGATGAAGCGCATTGAGGCTGCAAGACGCCTCTTCCCGAGCATCTGGTTCAACGAAGACACAACGCGGGCTGGCTTGGACGCTATCGGCTGGTATCACGAAAAGCGCGACGAGGCCCGCAACATTGGCTTGGGGCCTGACCACGATTGGTCATCGCACGCCGCAGACGCATTTGGCCTGATGGCCGTGGCCTACGAAGCCCCGAGAGAGAAGGCCAAGCCCCGTGAGCGTGTAATGGTTGGCAACGGCGGGTGGATGTCGTGATTATTGCTTACGGCATAGACGGCGATAAATACAAGTTCAGGCTGGGCGTCAAATCTGACGGACCCGACAAACTATTGAAAATGCCACCACTCACTGCCCCGCTTGCGTGGCCCCCGGTTGAAGACATTAAACGCGCCATGCCGCACCTGTCGGAAGCCAAAAACGGGCAATGGTGCTGGCACGAACTCCCGCTGAGATAGCGGCACGATTGGAGGCCCAATGGCTTCGGAAGACGATACCCTGAAGAAGGAAATTGAGGAATTTGAAGAGGCTTATGATGCGGAGTCTGAAAACCGCAACACAGCCTTGGAAGACCTCAAGTTCGCCCGTCTGTCCGAGCAGTGGCCTGAGCAGATCAGGAAGCAGCGCGAGGTCGATGGCCGTCCGATCCTGACGATTAACAAGATGCCTGCGTTCATTCGCCAGGTGGTCAACGACAGCCGTCAGAACCGCCCGCAGATCAAGGTGAAGCCCGTCGATGACAAGGCTGATATTGACACGGCGAACGTGCTGGAAGGTCTTATCCGCAATATCGAGCGCACTTCCAAGGCCGATGTCGCTTATGATACGGCGGTTGACTACGCGGTTTCGATGGGCTGGGGTTACATCCGGGTCAATATCGACTATGAGTACGACGATACGTTTGACAAATGCCTCAAGATTGAACGTATCGCTAACCCCTTCAGCGTCTACGGTGATCCGTATTCGACAAGCATGGACGGCTCCGATTGGAACCGATGCTGGATCACGGAACTGAAGTCCAAGGAAGAGTTCAAGGCCAAGTGGAAGAACGCTGACCCTGTGGACTGGGAAAGCCTTGGCTATGACAACCTCAAGGCCCCTTGGCGTGACAGCGACGATATTCTGGTCTGCGAAAGCTGGCACCGCGAGGAAACCCAGCGCGAGATTTATCAGCTTTCGTCGGGCGAGATTGTCGGCAAGCAGGAATACGAAGCAGGCCGCGACATTTTCGAGATGGCAGGCATTGTGCCTGTGAATAGCCGCACGACCAAGGCTTACAAGATTACGCAGCGCATCATGACGGGCGCGGAGATTCTGGAAGAGAACGAGTGGCTGGGCCAGTACTTGCCCATCATTCCGGTGTACGGTGAGGAACTCAATGTCGAGGGTCGCCGCTATTTCCGCAGTCTTATCCATAATGCTAAAGACGCACAGCGGATGTTCAACTATTGGCGCACGACCGCCACGGAACTCGTCGCTCTAGCACCCCGCGTCCCGTACATCGGTGAGGAAGGCGCTTTTGACGCTGACCCGAACTGGCTGACGGCGAACTCTCAGAACCACGCTTTCCTTCAGTACGCTCGCGGGACCAATTCGCCCCAACGGCAGCCTCTTGACAGCGGTGGCGCTGCGGGTGCCATGTCTGAAGCCCTTGCGGCGTCTGACGATATGAAGTCGATTATCGGCATGTACGATGCCTCATTGGGGCAGCGCAGCAACGAAACCTCGGGCAGGGCTATCATGGCCCGACAGCGTGAGGGTGACGTCAACACCTTCCACTTCATTGACAACCTTGCCCGCTCCATCCGCCATGTGGGCTGCGTCCTGATTGACCTCATTCCGAAGGTCTACAGCGGCCAGCGCATTGTTCGCATCATCGGCCAGGATGACACCGAAGAGGTCGCCAAGATCGGCCAGCAGGAAGAGGGCGAAGCGCCTGAGCAGGAAGGCATGATCGAGGGTGCCGAGCGCATCTATGACTTGGGTGTAGGCCGCTATGACGTTGCGGTTGATACCGGACCTTCGTTCACCACGCGGCGCGAGGAACAGGCGCAGCAGATGATTGAGTTGATCCGTGGCTATC